AATTCAGCATCAGCCATATTTCTAGCGTCTGGATCAGGATACATATCCCAAATACTGACGTATTCAATCTTAGGTATGGTTTCAAAGAGCGGATCGTAGTTACCTTCTTTGTCCCAACGAGGATACTCTTTATCTTGAGCGAATGGGCCTTTAATTATGCCTGTGCCAAACAAAGCACACTCAAATGCTGCGGATCGTAGATGCTTGTCAGCGTTGGTTTCTTCCAACTGGTCGTGCATCTTCTTTTCCATAAGCTGGGCGGCACGTTTAGCTGGCTCATACGTGATTGAACCAAGGTTAGTTCCTGCACCTGCTTCTAGTTCGTCTTTAACTGGCTCTAATTTGTCTTTGTACAGCCCAAGTTCTTTAGCTATCTCAGGACGCACCACATTACGGGGTACTTTATAGTCTACACCGACTTGTTCTTTAACTTTTTCGTCCGTNAGTGCGTTAGGGTCAAAGTTAACCGNATCTGCTACGTTATTAGGGTAGCGCCGTGCTTCCATACCAATAGGAAATTTTGATCCAGCAAACAAAACGTCAGTCATTTGAGCGTATGCAGCTAAAACCTTAGTTTTAGTGATCTTAACAAACGCTTGAGACTTTTCTGTATCTGTGAATTGTACTTCAGGGCCGTATATACCCCTGTAATTCCTATACGCTGCTAACCATCGGGTTTCATCTTGTAAACGATGGTCTTTAGAACGGCGAAACTGGTCTGATATATAAGACGCTAATGAACTATACTCTATGTTTTCCTGTTCAACGTCACCGTCTTCATCCAAAGCAATTACATTATCAGCTTCTGTAATGCTTTCAGTATCTAAACCCGTAGGCTTGTCCATTAATGCCATATTTTAATATCCAAATGTTGAATCTGAGGGCTGGTAACGCTGTATTGGTACACCTCTGCCCATATCGAAGGGCGAGAATGCCCGTGGTCTGCTCATTATGCCGTAACGAATACTGTCGTAGGTGTGGTCTGATCCGTATCGCTGATCGATATCATCCGTTCCTTTGGGGCAAGAGGGTATTACGGGAAGGTCAGCTATAATCTGGCGGCACGTATTAAAGAAAACGATGCCTGGTTGTTCTGTAACTTCATCTACCTTGAGCCGCTGGTGTAATTGGTTCTTACCAGCAACTCTGGCTCCCGCTGATCTGTCACTAGGACGCCATTTGCATCCCATCGCTATCATCTCTTCCGCTATACTAGGGCCGATCTGCCCCCGTTGATGCCAACAGGAACTGTCTAGTATCCCAAACTTTATGCTATCGCCCTTTTCTGCATCTAATACCGCTTGACCAAGGTCTTTCCCTGTATGTTTGGATACATAAAGCTCACGATAAACAATAAGTGTCTCATAGGCGGGATCGATGGCGTACCAGTGTACCGCACTGTAGCTACTGTATCCGTAGTCTGCTGATCTAAACCGTATCCAGTTCTCTGGGATATCAAATGGATCTACGACATGAGTGGCGGGTTTAAACTCTGAAAAGGCAGCACCTTCAGCAACACTCCAATCACCTTCTAGTAGCTGTCTGCGCTGGGCTTCTGGTAGGGATAGTAGGTTAGCTTCATATGCCCCGTCTTCATATAGGTACGGGTTGTCTTTAAGAGTTGCAGGAATAAACCTGCGGCTAAACAAAGATTCTCCAGCTTTTGCATGGGAGTCGGGGTATCTTAACACTTCACCAGTTTCTATGTCTGTGGCTTCAAACGCTTTGCCTGGTGGGGCAGGGTCGATAAAGGCTTTCTTCACCCACTGGTGTCCTGGGCCACCTGGGTTAGATGTTGCCCTCATAAATATTGGTAACTCAGGATCTGTGGTACGAAGCCTAGATCTTAGGTACACAAAACTGAAGGGGGTGGCATACTGAGTTAGTTCGTCCACAGCTATATAGGAAAAAGACTGTCCCTGATATCGCATAACATCATCGTCACGCTCTAAGTAGGTCATCCATAGTCTAGCACCTGACGGGAACGTCCACTGGCTCTTCTTCTCCTGCCATTTCGCTCCTGGGTACGCTTTCGGATAAAGCTCTTGTGCCTTCCACTGTAATTCACGCAATTCGTCATTGGTTCTACGAAGGAGTAATCCATTAAATGCAGCAACTCCAAAATAGCGCATGGGGTCTGCAAGTAGCGCAAAGCTCTTGCCTGATCCCGCACTGCCCCCATATAGGACTTCTCTCTCTGGCGCTGCGAGGAACTCTGTTTGCGGCCCAGGGTTGGGGCTGAATACAACTTCTTGTTTCTTTGCCTGTTCTTCAACGCTTGAGAAATCCAGTGTATTGCTAATGGTTTCTTTTTTAGTTTCGTGTTCAGCTAATTTTTTGGTCATTAAGGTTGCAACACGTTTAGCGTCTGACCTTTTTCGTTTGACCGCAGCTATCTCTTTATTTTTTCTACCCTTTGGCTTTCTTTTTTTATTAGCTTTATCTAATTCTTTAAGACGCTTGCTTTCTGGTCTTTCTCTTCTCCAAATCAAGATGATACCTTGATGAGAAATCTTTCTATCAGTTTTTTTAGTAAGCCATTCAGATACTTTTCTGGTGCTATTACCTTGCTCTAAATAATCCAGTGCTGTTTCGATAAGATGAACAATAACATCATCAGGATCTAAAAGTAGCGGGTTATCTTTATTAGCAACGTAGCCATAAGGTATCCGTGCTGTTTTATTCGGCCTTGCCCTGCTATCCCACGTCATCTGCTTTTGGGGGCAAAATAAACATACCACCGCCTGTGCTGGTGACTTCTACTTGCTCCTTTTTAACTAAACCTGCACGATCTAGTATTTCACGGGCTGCAGAAATCGAGTTACGTGCGCCCATTGAACTAGGATCATCTAGGACATCCACAATTCCAAAGGCCGCTTTTGGTGCATTTAATGCCAACATAAGGCTTGCACGTTTGATCACTTCTTCCCGTAAGTTGCTTACTACTTCCCCACTCTTTGTGGTTTTAGCATATCCCGCTATATCCATAGCCCTGCGGATATTGCCTTTAGCCTCTCCCATTAAGGCATCCAAAAAAGCCATTTGCTTTTCAGTGAATTTCTTTTCTTCTTCAATCATCCAAGTGTCCTCATATAGACAAAACCTGCGCCCACCGCTGCGGTGAGTACAATCCACCAGATACGCTCCATAAACCGCAGGGCATGACCTCTGGACGTGGTGATCTCATCAAGCTTTAGAACACGATCCCACATTAACTTCTGCTCATCATCATAGTGATCCATCCGTTTAAACAACGTAATCATACGCTCTTCCATTCGGGCGAGGGTCACTACTGCATTGGAAAGCTTGTCCAATTTGTCCTCAATCCTTGTGAGGCGTTCATCTGGCACGATTAGGTCTTCTTATTCTTTTTAGCCTTGTTCTTTTTAGAATTAGGCCATCCAGCTTTCATGTCCTTGTATGCACTAGGACTTACCGTGGAATTCTTTTTAGTACGGCTTTTGCCCGATTTTTTTTGAGCATTCATATTTCCGACAAGTGAATTTTTAGCCATAAAACTATCCTTGCTTTTTCTTAGGTGGCCTAGCTTTTCTTTTGGCTTGATCACTTAGATCTTTAAAATGCAAAAGAGGCTTACTGGTTTTACCGTGGCGTGACCCTGAGTGCAGACTGCCATCAGGCATTTTATGAGAGCCGCCCGTATGCTCTGTTCCATCTTTAAAATAGTGTTTTTGACCTTTAGCCATTACCAATTCCTACATGACCAATAACGGGCCGTTAATTTCGATTTAGCCGTGTCGCACTTATGTCTGGCACGGAAGGACTTTCGGCGTTTCGCATTACTTTTTCGAATACGCATTGTTGGATCGCCATATCTTACGATCTTCTCTTCGCCGTTCTCACACGCCTTAACGACAAACTTCTTAGGGCCATCTGGAGTGCGTCTGGGCTTGTTGCACTTCATCTTTGATTTATCTATTTTTGCCATCAATAAACCTAAAAATTAAGTAAGTAATAAGTTGCACCAACTAGCAGAGCCACTAATAAAACTAACCCGCCCAAAATCATCAAGTTCTCCTGCAGTTCTTCACGATCTTTTACTCTTTGCTTTGCAGCGGCTCTTCTGGATTTTCTAGATTCTGCTTGGTACAAAACCCAATCATCAAATAACCCAGGCCGTCCGTACAAGCGCATATGGCTCTCTAGCTGTCGGCGTTGTTCTTTAATCTTGTCTAGGGCTAAGAAACTCTCAAAGTCGTTGGTGTCCTTACCCATGAACTTGCCGAAGATTGAATTCTTGTCAGCCTCAGACTTAGATTTAAGTTGTTCTTCTGCCCCGATCCAATCGCCGATCTGCTTACCTACCGCAGCTAAATCACGACCATTTCCGATAGCTGATTTAATGACTCCAAATGCTGCATTCGCAACTGCTAACTCCGCTAACATCTGCGCCTCCCAACACAACAAGTAATCAGTATTTAAACTGTCTTCCCTACCTCAAAACATTTGGCACGGGTAATCGCCTTCATCCGTTCACCAATGGCAACCATCTCTTTTGTGATTGTTAACTGGCATTGCTGCTCTGTGGCGAAGAGGCCATTTGTCCTAGCAATCATACTGCAACTAAAAACGTCAGCAGGATGATAGCAGTACAGAATAACCCCTAAAAACATTACTTCTTTTTTTTCATCGCCATGCCGCCGTACCCGTAGGACATAGGCTTTTTCTTCTTCATCATCATTCCACCCATATTCATCTTAGGCGTGGACTTCTGAGTAGCTGGCATAGACGCACCGCAATTTGCTTTATTCGTCTTCATTGGTAATCTCCTTGGGAATAAATGGATTAGGATCTTCCATCTTGGCAGCGGCTTCGTCTGTTTCGAAGTACTCCGCATAGCCTCTAAAAATAAGATCTCTGTTCTGCGCCTGTGAATTGGTAATCATACCTTCTTCAAGCAGGAGATCACGAATAGCCTCTAGAGATAACTCCTGGCCTGTACGTTCACGTATAGCAGCACGAATATATATAAGATTGATCAAGTTGGGCTTTCTTTGCCCAATACATATATTGTATCATCTTGGGCGGGTTTAGGTCAAGCCATTAATTAAGTGGCATTATTAGGGTTGACTTTTTTGATAAACAGTGTATAATTAACTTGTTAGCCCCCCGCTATATATATAACTATAACATGGCATATGCTGTAGGAATTTAACCCACTATGTTACCGTTACACTAAGCCTATAGGGTTCCTTTAAGGCATCTCACGATAAGATATGCGTCTAATATCATTTCTATTAATACCTATATCCTTCAGGTCTTTATCGCTTAGATTCTGTAGCTGCCAGTAGGCTACTCTTTTCATCTGAGCTTGCTGAATAGACTTTATAATTCTGTTAAACATATCAACTCTCCTTAGATTGGTTGCTAAGTATATTATAGCACCACTCAATTAAGGGGAGTTTTGTTATTTAGATATACCCGTTATGCATTATTTCTTCTAGCAGTATCTGTTATGCCGTTAATGTCTTCTCGAATAATACGTTTTATCCAAGACGTATCTCCAATACCAAATAACTTGGATATAGTAGATTGCCATATACCTTTACTCTTCATCTGATGAACCAAATCAATATTATCTAATATCCAATCCCTGTTTAACTTCAGGGCTTCATCTGGTGAAGGTGAAACATAAGATAGTTCGTTATCAGGAGCATAGGAAGTAAGTTTCGCTAAACTTGCCTGTGTATGGTAATCAGAAAAACTAAGCATAGTGAAAGATTTTGCATCCCCGCTAATATCAAGCTCATCCGCAAACTTAATAACCATATGATTTGTATTCCTGTCAAAAAACATAAACACATCAGCACGGGCTTTATTCCTCAATGATGAAAAGTTAATCTCTTGTTTTACCCGACCAGTATTAAGTCTAGGAGTAGATGATTTAACTTCTACCCTAAAAAACTTACCATCAGGACATTCGCATAAAATATCATAACCTGCGGCATCTTTTATTTCTGCTTTAAAACCAACAGTGGATAAATAATAACAAGCTAGATGCTCATATATTCTGCCAACAGCAGACCAATCAGTAACCTCATTTTCATCATGTGTAGATACAGTCGGTATCTCTACCTGGCGAAAGACAGACCAATCAATCATTAGATATATTAAAAAGATCATCTACAGCGTCTGTGCTGTTCTCTACCCTGCCAGCTACGCCACGCATCTTTTCTGCTAAACGGCTAAACTCATGGGCAATGCTATAAAGTTTCTGGTAACCATCTATGTCACCATAGAAATCAATTACACCATTTATAACACCTTCAAGAGATACCCGACTTTCGTTAGCTTCTTCATCTAAATCTACATCATTTGCATAAAGAAAAGTAACAATATTACTCACGCCATGGTCATCTATTTCGAAATCGTGATCTACATGGACAGAGGTTTCTAATACTATATCAGAGCCATATTCACTCATAATAAATTCTCTGTTGAAAACAGCCTGTACAACAGCCTGTGAAATAACATTAACTAAGTGGCATAACTAAGTCAAGACTTATTTACAGTATAAAATAATATTATTACAAAATAGACCCTGTATGTTGACATATTATAACTCCAATCAACAAGGCAGGCTAATAATGCCTGGTTTACAACCCCATTTTCCTAAAAATAGGAACACCTTGTATACGGTACGGGTACACCCCCCACTGGCGCTTGCCCCCCTTCAAAGCCCTTGTTTATATAGGTTTTATTTACATAAGATTTTAGGCTTATACTAATTAGTTATAAGGGCGGGGCATATAAATAAGGCATAATAAGCAAAAGTATTTAAAAAGTATTTATTTTGCAGGGCAAGCAAGCGGATCTTTAAAAGCGCCCAAGGTTTAATTGACGGATACGCAAGAAAAGGGCGGGGGGCCTTGCGGTGTACGATATCCACATATAAAAACCCCCGCTTATTCTAACGATTATTATTGTTAGAACATTGGTAATAACATCACCTATTGATTGGCCCTGATATAAGCCACGTACAAAGCCAAAGCTTTCATTTGGGGGGTGGCATAGCCCAAACCAGGCTTAATCGCTGTACGGGCTTAATACTGCCCCTTAGATATGCCCCTTGTTAATAGGCAAAAGAAAAGCCCCGCCTTTTAAGGGCAGGGCTTTGATGTTTAGATTTTAAAGTTTTGTTTTATTCTGCAGCTTGTTTATATACTTTCCACATTGCATTTGCTGCAGGGCCTAAGGGCTATAGATTAAGAAAATAGAAAGGGCAGAAACTGCAGTAAGTATATTATACCAAACAAGCTCAACGCCCCAAGTAAATCGCCAATAAGATCCCGCATTATGCCGCTACCTTTTCGGCAAGATCCCAAAGCCCTTGGTTTAAA